CCACAACCAATATTGTAACATAAGCAGAATAAAGCATCAAATTCGTTCTGTTTAAGCGGTCTAATGACATATCTCTTAATACAATTAGCGTAAGTATCGGAAGTGTCCATAAATAGCTTATAAGCCTCTATTTCTGTTATCTTATCGCCTTTCTTTACAGCTTGACCGTTATCGTATTTAGTCGAACCAATTCCAATTGTCCAAACTCCAGCAGTACACTGATAAGCATCTAACTTTAAGCCTTCAAACTCCACTAATAATTTTAATCCTTCTTCGCTTATTTGTGCCATAAAAAGTCTTTAATAAAAGTTACTCCTGTAATAGTTAATATAAAAGCACCAATTCTAATAGCCCAATTTATGCCAGTGTTATAATCCCTAACTTCTTGAACGCTTTTTTCAGTATCTTCTAAAGCATCCTCAATTGTTTCTAATCGTTGTAGGATTCCATTTCTATTTAGCTTTGAACCTGTTATAGCCTGGCTAATCATTTCCACACTTATTGACAAAGCCTTTAGCTGGTCGTTTATTTCTTTTAACTCATTCATTACTCGCCTCCTTCTTGCGTATTACTTGTTGTGCTACCTGGACTTCCTTGACCTGCGCTCATATCATCATCAGTAGTTGACCAAGTTCTAAAACCTGTTTCTAATTTATCAGTTTGGCTTTGGTGTGTAGTTATGTTTGTTTTGTTTGTTACATAATCAAAAGATGCTTCGTGCATAAAGTGTAACCCTTGCGCTAAAGCAATATTAAATACTTGACCAAAGTTTATATTTTTACCATAAACATTACCTGTAAACTTCTGCCAGGTAGATTGATAAAAAGATAAGATTGAACGAGTAATACATTCTTGCAATGGTCTTTCTGTATTATCTTCGGTTACAACTTCCCAATTTCTAAACCATTTAGTTGAACTTTGGATAAGGTCAAATTCAGGCTCTGTATATCCAATAAAATCTTCAATTACTTGAGATTCGTAAATATCTCTAATACCACCGTGATACTGACCTTTTTCTATTTGATAAGTATTTGTAAATGGCTTAACTAAAGTTGAATCGTTAGGAATGTTTGTAGCATTATAAATAAACCCTTTTGTATTTTGATAATTTTGTGGAATAATGCTTACCTTAATATCATCAAAGTAAGTTGTATGTACTACATCAGCATTTGTACTTAATTGAGTTTTTAAAACAAAAGTACCATAGTTATTCATTACAAAGCCAGTGTCTAAAGAGTTTTTGTCAAATTTAGATAAGCATTTAAACTTCTCCCAATTATCTTCGTTAGTCATTTTAGCTTCAATGTAATATGGCCCATCCCAATTTGAACTTGAAACATAATTGTCAAATACACCATTTGAACTTAAATATCTTGTTTGTGCGCCACTTGGAGAACCGTTAAGAGACTTGATAAAATTTACAATTACTCCATCAGTTGGATTGTGCGAACCATCAAAGAACAAAGAAAATTCTATTTTAACTGCAAAGTAATTAATAAAAGTACTAGCATTTGAAATCCTAAATACATTGGCTAAACCCCTTAAACTATCTACTGCATTATCTCTATCTTGGTTTTGTGTAACTGCTAAAATTCTATTATCAAAAGGTCTATTTTCTCCTGTTGCGTTAAAAAATTCATAAGTTGTAGGAAATCCAAAAGAATCCCAATTAGTTGGGTCTACACTTGTAGAAGCGTAATCTTTGAAGAATCCATAATTATTAAGCAAGTTTCTTTCGTAGTAAGGATATTTAAACTGAACATTTGTCAATCGTTTATTAAGACTTACTAATTGATTTACATCCGACCAAATAACATTACCTTCATTCCCAATAGATGAATAAAAGTCAAAAGAATAGCCAGTTAAATAAGTTCCATCAATATCGTATTTTAAACCATTTTGTAATTTTTTATTAACCGATACATTATCTATTAAAAGATAGCCTGTTGAATCATCGTTATTATTGTAAAAATTAAAATCAAATGTTCCTATACTTGGAGATGTATAAATAAATTCATAATAAATCCAATCATCAGTAGTTCCTTGACTAAATACTTCAACACCATCTATTTCAATTCTTGCAACTGCTTTAGGAGAACTTCCTGTATCAAAATTCTTTGCCCAAAATCCTACAATATATTCACCAATAGCAAAACTTAATTGTTGATAAATATAAGAACCATAATTATCGCCAAATATTTTAGGACATTGACTGCCGTTTAAGCCTCCTGTTGGACTATTAAACACATTCCCATCAATATACCAATATTCGTAAGGTTGTGGTAAAGTTCCATCAATTTCAAAACCACCATCAACAACTAAATCATTTACTGCGACATCATTTACACCTATTACATACCAAGTAGCATCTTTATTAGATTGATATAACATACAACCTAAAGATTCCATTAATTTAGTTAAAAGATAATAGCAATCCTTTGGCTCAAAAGTAGCCCAATCAACTGCCGAATATTCAGATAGTTTTAAGTTAGCAAGATTATAAAGAGTACCATTTATTAAAAATTGACTATAAAAAGCAACATCTAATTCACTACCAGTCTTTTTTAATAACCTACAAACAAAATCACTAATACTTATACCAGCATCAACATTTGTATCATCATATAAAGCGTAATAGTCTTCCCTTGTATATTTAACATCCTTTAAAACCGCAAGGTTATCAGTAGCCGTTAATTGAAGATAATATTGTTCTTGCCATTCGTATTGGATAACATCGGGCAAAAGAAATCCTACCCACTTTAAAGTTGTAGTAGTATCATCAGTTTCGTATAAACTTATTTTCCAAGTATATTCATCAGAATCAAAAAAGAAATCAGAAGGTTGAACGGTAGAATTGTAAGGAATAAAACATTTTATATCTACATAAGAAGAACGAATAGGAGCAAATATATTGTCTTTAGTGGCTTTATAATTTAAAACAAAAGGCGAATCTTGAGCAGGTATTAAATCAATTACATCAGGAGTTCTTACAGTAGCTTCTAATTTTTCAAATTTAACTTTATAATAGAAATCAGTCCCTACCTGGTCTAATCCTTTAAATTGTAAATTATATAAATGATTATAAAACATTATATTACCCTCGAATTTTTTATTGCTTGGTTATCTAATAACAATCTCATTTTGTCTCCCATTATATCTACTTGGTAACCACCTTGACCTCTTGAAGTACTTGGCATTGCTAATCTTGAATCTCCGCCACCAAATATAGTAAAAGGATTAAACCCTAAACCGCCAATAGTTTTAGCAATATTACCAATAGAACCTAATTGAGAGCCTCCAGAACTTAAACCACCTGTTAAAACAAATAATATTGCTGCTGCTACAATAGCTGCTGCTAACTTTACCATTAATCTTTTTAAAGCATCTAATATCCCTTGAAACGCATCAAAACCACCTTCCATTGCAACATTAATAAAAGATTCAAATCCACTTGTTAAAGTTCCCATTAACATAGTAGATGCAGCTAATATTTCGTTTTGTCTTTCTAAATATGCGTTTACTGCTTTAATAGCTTTTTGTTCTTTATCGTAATCTTGTAATAATTTTGGAAAGTTTGATTCTTTTAAACCTCCTAAATCAGCAGGAGCATTTGGAATTTGACTTATACCTTTTGTAGGTGCTACATAAGTCATTTCTTTTTCAATTTTTCTTGTTTTTGCTGCTAACGCTGCTGCTGCTTTTGCTTTTTCTGCTGCTTTTGTTTCTTCTTTTGTTAATGCTGCTAAAGCATCTTTTGCATTATTAATAGTTTCTGAATAAATCTTATATTTTGGTGATGTTTCCGATACTAATGCTTTTGATTTTTCTAAAGCTTCAATATAACTTTTGAATCCACCTGATGTGGTAATATTAGTTATTGATTTATTTAATTTATCATAAGTAGCTATAAGGTCTATATTTGCTTGCTGACCATAAGTTACACCACCCCAAAGATTATTTAATTCTGCAAATGGAATATTATCCATCCAATTTTTGCCCCTTTGGTCTATGCCTAATTTTTCAGCCATATTATCAGCGTGACCGATAATGTTTATAGAAGAAATTAATTGGCCAAGTAAATCAACAGTTTCTTTTAAAACTCCCTTATTAGAATCGCCCATATTTTTCATAAGGGTTGTCCAAGAGTCTCCTAAATTTGATAACTTACCTTGTAATGTATCTGATATAGCTGCTGCTGCACCCGATACGCCTTCTACATCTCCTAATCCTAATAAATATTTTTGTATTGATGAAGCAGTATTATCTACGGTTGTAGCTACTTCTTTAAAAGAAAATGTTACTTTATCTCCAGCAACTGATGCCTTAACACCAAATTCCTTTAAACGCTCAAATTCGCCTGTCTGCGCATCTAAAATTGCTTCAGCTAACTGACCAAAAGATTTACCTGTTGAACTCGCTAAATCGCCTAATTTACGCATTTCATCGTAAGAAGGTTTAAAGCCTTGATTTGCTAACTTAACAAAAGCACCTGTAAGTTCTTCAACTGAAAATGGAGTTTTAGCAGCAAAATCAGTAATCATTTGCATTGCTAATTGTGCTTGAGATGCACTACCTAAAGTATTAGTTAATACCGCACCAAATGTTTCAAATTTAGCAGTAGTTTCTACAATAGATTTACCAAAACTTAAAAGAGAACCAGCAGCAAAGACACCTGCTAAAACACCACCAATTTTTCCAGCAGCAGCACCAATTTGATTAAAATCTTTTTCGGTATTTTTAGCAGCGTTATTAGTATTGGTATTGAATTTACTAATCTCTTTAGATGCGTTATCTAATCCTGATTTAAGACCTTGTATTTGTGCGGTTAGTTCAACTATTAATTTCTCGTTTGCCATCTTTTAACTTCTTTAAGATTTGTTGTTTTTCTTCATTTGATGTTAATTTCTTTGGCACTCTATTCATTATAGCAAACTTATCAGTCCATAGTGGCATTATTTCTTTTGGCTTTTTCATTTGGCTCTTTTTAGATACATTAACATTATTAATATAACTTAAAGTTGCCCTTGTGTGTTCCCACTCATTAGCCTGTTTCTTAAAGAAATTAAATAGTAACCTTTGATAGTTTGCCCAAGTCATATCCTCGAACTCATCAGGCATTAAACCAACCTCGCCTATCGCAAAGTCGATTATATCATCCCAAGTTACTTTTTTTTTATACTTTCTTCGCCACTTGCCATTGCTTTAAATCCGTTTTGAATGTATTGACTACTTTCTAAAGATTTAGTCCAAGCATCAATAACTATTTGAATATTTGATAAATCCATATCATCAATCCAATTAGTAACATCATCTAAAGTAACATCAAATGTTCTTTTACTAATTTTATAAGCATTCTTTAGTCCGCAATAAGTTATATCTCTGACAAAATCAATCATTTGATAGTCTAAATCTAACTTTTTTGCTTCTCCAGCATCAGTTGCCGTAAGAACATTATAACTCATTAAAGCGTAGTTACCGAACTTTAAAGTTCTAACCTCGCCACCCATTGTAATTTCAATAAGTCCGTTCATAGTTTGTTTGTTTTAATTATGCAAATGTTAACGCGCCTGTTCCTGTTATTTCAATAGTATAAG